GTGTAGTCCACTCCAAAGGCGGACACGGTCTCTCTATCTTCAACAACTGTTATTTTATCGGTTTTTAAAGCTCCTTTAAACGGCATTAATTCGCCCGCTATTACTACATAACCGTCGGCTACATTATTGTCGTTATCCTCTTCGCAACCGCTTAAAACATAATTATCGCCTCCTAATGCAATCATTTTCGATAATAATTGCATAGTATTTTGCATAAAGTCCGCCGACTTAATCGTAAACGGAAATGTATCTTGCTGTGTAAAATTTATCTTATCCATTGGTTATCCTGTATTTTTTTGACGGTAGTTTATTCTTATCTACTATCGACTTTAATAAATCTTCTTGGCTATTTGTAAGCGTATAGCCAGTTGGTAAAACCACTTCAAAATTGACATGACTAACTAATAAATTACCGTCGTTTTGAAGTAAAAAAGGTATTGTATTCCCAATAATTTGAGGTTTATCTTGGTTTTGCTTCCACAATAATAGACCGTCATAGTTTGGTACTATATTGCGCAATACTATTCGTTTTTGGTAAGGGTCAAACCATTTGTTTATTAAGGCTTGTAATTCGCATTTTTGCGATTTTACGCTCGTCTCGTAAGTGTTTATAAACTCGATAAACTCATAATGTACCTTTTGGATTTGAGAGGCTATAATATTTGCCAATGCCATAAACTTGGGCTTTCGTCTCATAGTGGGTAAGAGCTGTACAAGTAGCTTGTAAAAGTCTATGTTATAAAAATTCTGCATTAGTACTTTATATAGTTAATTTGTAAATCCTCATGGTTAATTGATATATGCCCAGCATAAGGCGTATATCGTCCATTTATTGGTTGCCAGTTTAAAACCCCGTATTTATATGAAGAGTAAGACACTTCAACAATTTTTACCGCTGGTAATTGTTGCAAAGCATCTATTAACTTCATGTTTATATACTCTTCGTTGAAATTTAAGTTTGATAAGTAGGTTTGTATCGCTTCTTTTACTGGCTCGTTTGAACTATTTAGCTCGGTTCCGTTTTCATTCAAAAGCGTTGGATTATACCACACGTTTAAGTTTAGTTGCAGATTGTCGGAAGCCTCATTTCTAACGGTTATATGCACCCCCATATCGGCAACATCATTAATATAGTTGGTAAAAGCCTCTAATTGATCGCCTGTTAAAGGTTGTTTATCTGCATTGGCAATTTTGATATATAGGGTTGATTTGTCGCTCTCTTCAACGGCAATAGCATATTTAATTATTTTACTTTGTTCTATCTCCGCCTCTGTAAGCTCCGAATTGTCGTAATAGTCTTTTCCTTCTACAAGCTCGTAACCGTATTGGAAGTCTAAGGCTTTTTGCCTGTACCAATTTGCCGTACGGCGTTCCTTTTCATTGGATTGTGTAAATACTTGTTGTTTAAATATTTCAAACATTTCGCACAAGCTGTCAATAGCAAATGATACCATAAAGAGAATACCACCAAAAGCAGATACTTTACTCGTAGAAGTAATTTCCTGTAAGGCTTCTAAACGCTCTTTTTGAGCTACCATGTCGTTGTATATTTGTTCTTGCCTACTCATTATCGTACTATAAATGTGTTTTCAATTTGCATTTCGTCTATGCCCTTAAATTGTTCAATAGTTAGGTTATCCACATCGGTTGCCGGTTTTAAATCTCGACTTTGATAGAAACCTACTATTTCGGTATCAATACTTATTCCTTCCGGGATGATTAAGGTTGTGTTTGGGGTTAATTTTTCAGTTAATGAAAGGTTGTTAGCTTTAGCAATCGCCAACGCATTTTTAGCCATTCCCGTAGTTTGTATAGCTACGTCTAACAAATTTTGCCTATTCATTACTATTACCTTCATCCTCAAAGTATGTGTTAAACTTTCTAACGATAAACCCTAAAACCCCGTTAGCCTCTGCATATCCAAGAGCTACCATGTTTTCCAACAATGATTTTAAAAGCTGGTATATAATTCCGGCTAAAAATGCCCAATAGAATATTATAAACGGGTCTAACTCAAAATCCATAATTGCCGGGAACTGTAACCCGTTTTTAAAAGAGTTGAGTATATAAATGATGAGTAAATAAGTTCCTACCTTTAAGAACATTCTACCCATTTTACGGCTCTCTACTTTTTCTTTGCGTTTTTTGGAAGCTCTTACACCGGTAGAGAACTCCAAAATATTAAGAAGTACAAACGCACTAAAAACAAGTAGGTCAAAACCCAAGTAATCCAAAAGGAATGTTTTTACGGTACCTATAATTAGGCTAATAGAAATAACTTTTGTAGTTAGAAAATATCCAAATGTACTCATCTTATAATCTGTCAAATTTTGGAAGCCGAAGCCTTCTAATATGTAATTAATTGTCCTCATACTATTTTTAAATTATGGGCATTGCCTTGCGTATCGGTACCAACGGCATTGCCTGTTTTTACATAATTGTCAATCTTATCCGCCAATAACGTAGCCATTTGCTCCGCTATCACGGTTACGTTTTTGGTGGTTTGCGGGTTATTTAATATGGTTATTAACCCCGCTTGTAACTCTGTTTTTAATATTGTCTTATTTAAAGCCATTGATACTATTTTAAAATGGTGTTTAAACGGTTTTTAATCGTTCCAGTTACCTCTTCCTTAATTTTTTTAATTGCGGGGACATTTGGGGTTACTCCAATACTTACGACCACCTTCGCCAGCTCGTCGCATAGCTTTCCTATTTCTGCAATCAAATCGTTATGTACTTCTTTCAAGTTTTCGCCGTCCCTGTCTATTTTAAACCCGTCCGCATTTATAATGTACTCGGTAGTTCCTATTTTTCCCTCGATCTCTTCAACCTCTGAAAATGCCGTTACAAATAATTCGTTTTCTACGTTGTTGATAATAGAGACCAATACCCAACTATCTTGTTTTGGATAGCTTACTATTTTATCGCCGCCCTCAATAATTGCCGACAATCTTGCTTTATATGATATACCTTCTATATCTTCAAGACATGCGATTTTTTCCACTTTATCAATAGCCGTTACTTTTGCCGGAAACGTTTGTATTTCATTTTCCAATAGCTTTTTAAACTGCTGTTTTATTTGGTTTTCTTTACTCATGCACTCACTTTTTTACCTAATGTTACTTTACGTCTTGCGCCACGAGTACCAAAGGTTATGACTACTTTTGGAATGAAATATTTACCCTCTCGCTCCGGGTAACGCTCGTCTAATATATGAGCCGTCATACTACGGTCTGCAAAAGGAATTAAAAAACCCGTTACGGTTCCTTCGTAGCCGTCGTACTTCATTTCTTTTAACTTACTTTCTGCTATTCTTTTTAAAGTAGCTTTATCCGTAATACTATGTGTTTGCCAAACCCTTTGTTCTCCGTCCGAGTCTCCTACTTCCACTTCTACATAAGTGTTATTTGACTTCCAACCTTTTGCCTTTAGTTTGATTTTTACTTGCTCGGCTTTTTTAAACTGGAGATCATGTTTTACGATATTATACTCTAAATCATAGTCAACCTCATTTCCTTTACCTTCTGCTTGCCTTAACCCAGCGTATAACTTACCTTCATCATTTAAAAAAATACTTAGCCCATATTCGTTTTTAATTTTTTCTAATGCTTGCGCTCCATTTACATTTTTTAACAAAAACTTATCAAACTTTACTTCCGGTACATCATTAGAAAGCTGTACAGGCGTATCTTTAACAATGAAATTTAAAACCTCTCTAAGTGTGGTATTTTCAAAACTTTTAAAATGGCTTTTCTGCCTTATATCATATATAGCATCCTCGCAATGTATCTCAATAGGGGTATTAGGCTTTATATGAGTTACAAAACCCTTAAACTCGGTATGTGTAAATTTTCCTTTATAGGATAATGTTATTGTTACAGGATCACTTATGTTTATAACATCTTCTGTACTTTGTGTTTGGTTAGTGTCTTTAAATACAAATTTGGTCGGCAACTTTATAACTGCCGTATCACTTAATAAATCTACCGAACGGGTAATCTTTACATCGACCACCTCGTTAAATATTAAGTTCCCTATTTCTATTTTACTCTCTAATACAAACATTAGCTATCTAAAAAGTTTTGTCTATTATTATTTTTTCTTTCTGCATAAAAATCCTCATCGCTAACGGCACGAATGGTATAGGCTTGCGCTCCGGGTACGCCTGGCATATCCGAATAACTTGCCGACTCTACCACAATTTTATAAATCCCAAAGAGCTTTAAAATATCGTTCTTAATCTCTATGGCTTCGTTAGTTTCCGATAGCCTGTGGATTAATTCTACTTGCTCCGACGGGTATCGCTGTGGCTGTTTTGGGTCAATACAAATACCTCGTAACTCTATTTGGTAATCGTCTGCCGATATGTATTCTTTTACGGTTCCCCTTCGTCTTGACCCTACGGTTACCGTTTTTACAATGTTCTTACGAAAACTAAATCGTATAAGCGGTTCGTTTGGTAATCGCACCTCTCCTAAATCGGGGAGCGTACAATAAAAATCCATAAAAAAGGGTAGTCCTAAATCGTTCTTAAAATCACTTTTTCCAATATCACTAACCGAAATATTAGTATTAACAATTTTATCCGCAATAAACTTGGGATATGGCAAACCTACATAGCTTACTAACAAACTTCTTATGTCAAATGTGTTTAATCCCATATCTTATCCTAATGATGTTTGTACTTGGTTAGAGCTATTTAGAACTCGTAACAACATTTCTATTAATTTGCTTTCGGACTCTTCTACGCCTTCGTCAAAATTCACGGTATGGATTTCGGTTTTATCTTGTAACTTTTCCAAATTGATTGTAAGATGTGTTTGCTTTTTACCGCCTCCAGTAATACCGTTAATACCTCCCGTAGCGGAATCTTTAGAACCGCCTCCATTTGTATTTAAGGTTTTTGCACCGTATTTATCTACTACGTCTTTTTGGTAGTTGCCCGTAGCTTCTTTTTTCCCGGTTGCGCTGGTAAAGGAGTTTTTGAGCTTGTTAAAATCCTTTTTAATGGCTTCTTTGTCTATGGTAATCCCAATTTTAGAGAACTCATTAGCCGCCTTTTTACCATGTTCGGCAACCTTTTTATATCCGTCTATAATAGATTGTTTTCTACGCTCTACATCGTTGTCAATCTGATCTAACATGGCTTGGTTTTTGGAAGAGTCCCCAATACCCAACGCATTTTTAAAATGGTACCAGCCTTTTTGTATTTTTAGTATGCCGATCATTATACCGTTAATCATGGCATTAAAATTGGCTTTGACAAAAGCGACATAACCATTAAACACCTCTTTAGCTCCATTAACCACACCCGACCACGATTTACCCCAGCCATTTGTATATTTTACCACCAAGCCAATAACCGCAATAAGGGCTAAAATTCCCGCTACGATTAAGCCTACCGGATTGGCATACATCGCCAAATTAACCAGCCACATAGCCGCCTTAAATGCTATAAGCCCGTACACTATGTTTTTTATAGGGCTTGGCAGACCTACAAACCAATTTATAACGGTACTTACGCCCGTTGCCACTAAATCCAATATCCAAGCAATCCCCGTAAAAGCTCCTTGTAACCAACTTAATGCCGTAGTGGCGGCATCGCTACTACTTGTAAATCCGAATAGGTCATTTATTAAGGTTTTAAAAGGCGATAAAATACGGGTAATCGCATTCCATACGTAGCCAAACCAAACCGTTATATTTTGTAAGTTGCGTTGTAAGAAGTCAATGCCTTTGCCCAAACCTTCAATAACCGAAGCAAATACACCACCGCTATTTTGTCCTATGGAGTTTAAAAGATTGTCCCATTTGTCCTTTAGGTTGGATAATCGACCACCTAATGTTTTGCTAATAGCCGCCATACTTCCGGTAACACCTTCCATATCGCCAAAACCTAAAATAGCCTTGCGTATGCTTGCACTATTGGCATCTACGGTTTTCTTAACACCTTTAAAAGCAAAGGTTACTTTATTGCCCGCTTTGCTGGCTTTGATACCAAACTCTTTTAAGCGTTCAAACTCTGCGGTTTCCGCATCTAAAATCGCCTCCGTTAATTGGTCGAAGGATTTACCTTGCGAGGCGGCTAAATCGCCTAACGAGGTCATATTTTTTTCAGTTGGAATAAACCCGCGATTTACGAGCTTTACGTATGCTCCAGTTAATTGGTTGAGTTGAAACGGGGTTTTAGCGGCAAAGTCCTTAATCATGTTCATTGCCGTTTGTCCGGCTTCGGCAGATTGAAAGGTATTTGTTAATACCGCTTCGTACTTCTCAAACTCGGCACGTATATTTATGACATTGGATAAAAAACTACTTAACGAACCTACAATAAAAACCGTTGCCAGCGTTTTACCCAGTTTGGAAAATATACCGCCCATACGTTTACCCTCTCTATTGGCACCACGCATACGACGCACCATACCCCTAAGTCTATTTGTAGCGGTTCCGGCACGTCCGGCAATGCTACGCAATGACTTAGAGGCTTTGTCTCGTATTTTTATGATGTATTCGTAGGCTTTCACTTTGTTTTACTTGCTTTAGCTTCTTGGGTTTTGATATAATGTAAATCCATAATGTGCGTTGCCCATTCATGGTCGGTAAGAGCTTCGGGCTTTACCAATAAATACACCCGTATGGCGGCGTTGATCTCTCGAATGTTAAACCTTTCGGCTAACTCTTTGGCTGTGAGGTCGGAGGGGTCTATAATTGCCTCCGTTAGAACTTTTTTAGCGTTGCACGCTTTTGGTTCTGTAACTCTTCCAATGCCTTGTATAGTGGGAAACGATAGGTAGCGTTATTCTTATCGTTAAACGCTTCGTCCGCTTCAACCTTAATCGAGTCAAATAGTTTTTCGTCCGTTACAAATGGTTTGTTAGAAGGGTTTTTGTTTTCTGCCCAATCCAACTCCTCACGGGTAACCGGCTTTACTTTACATACCTTACCTTCGATTTCGATTGTATAGGTATCGCCGTCTTTTTCTACTTTAGCATCCGGGTACTCAAAAAGTTTAACCAACTTCTTTTTAGCGGGTAAAAAATAGCTGTCGTCGGTTTTAATAACATCGTCGCCACCAAGCCAACAACTGTTAAGTAAACTCAATGCCATAGCATTTTCGCCGTCCTCTTGTAAAAGGCTCATAGCTCTTTTCCAATCGAGCATTGTAGGCGGTTTTAGATAACATCCTTTGTCCTCAACTTCAAGGATAGAACCACCCCCGTATTTATCTTTCCACTCCTGTAATTGTTTATTTGATACTTGTTTCATTGCGTATGTAAAATTGGTTTAATCGTGCTTTTTAATGTCTCTAAACATAATTGGTAATTCAATTAGTTTATGTGTGTCGCCTTGCTGCATACCTTCGGTGTATTCGGTAATTTGTACACCCTTTAAGGTTTTAATAAGCGTTTCGCCGCCGTCCTCCGGGATGTATGCTACCGTAACATCAAATTCAAGGTTTAAAATATCCTCTCCCGGTGCATCCCGTTCCATTGCGACAACTTCGGATTGCCACAATTCGAGTTTGCCCTCAAAGTCATAGTTGCCCGATAAGATGCCCCACGGTTTATCGCCACGACCTCTCAAAAAACTTTTTTCTTTCTTTTTGGAATATTCAACGTTGGTTACCCCGTCAACCACACGACCGCCGTAGGCAATAGTTAAATCTTTCCAACCGTATTGTTTTGTACTAAAATCTGACATAATGCTATGTGTTTAAAGTTGTTGTAAATCCTATATTGATCGGGATATATTCAGCGTAACCGACCGGTAATATTTTTAAGTCGATTTTAAGCTCTCCGCTCGATAGTATCGGTTGGTCGGGATTGATATACGCCTCTACACCGGACACCTCGCCATTGGCAGTCATTTGCTGGTTAATGGTCGTTTCTATCTTACTCTCCCAACTTTTTATCAATGCCGGATGCACTTGCCCGTTTTCAGCAATCGGAATAACCTCTAATATCTCATCGACATAGGTTTGATATGCCAATACGTGTACTTTGTCTATAACCCAACCGTATGGCAACTTTTTGTAGTCGTCCGTTGGCTTAGTTAAACTAATAGCATGTGTGAAATAATACCCAGCTCTCCCGGTAAATGATTTAAAGAAAATGTAACCTTTGTTATGGATTGCATCCCAACCCGCCTCTAAATCTTCGACATTGCTACCGTCTGTAAAAAAGGCTTCCAAATCAATAATGGCACCGTCTTTTACTCGTCCCGGATTGTAGTGTACAGGGCTTGCCGCTTTACGACCTAAGAAGAGTCCAACCGAAGCGTTTTTACTACCGTCGTTATTACCTATCATAATGGCAACACGGTTTTTATTATCTTCGGCATAATCCTTTAAATCGGAAATGGTACCCGTAAAATCCTTACCGTCCAATAAAATGCGTAGTGGTCTATTTCGTGATGCAAAACTCTCGGCAAGTTGTTGGGCTTTTGGTACGGCATTGTGTACATCCTCATCCAATCCGTTTGCTGCTGTAACGGTTCCCGTAGATTTTCTACTAATGGCTAATTGTTTAACACGCCCTTTGGCTTTTGTTAATAGCTTTGCCGCATAATCTTCGTTTTCATCGGCTGCGGTCTCCATTGTTACCGTACTGGTAATAAGCATAAACCACAATTCGGCTCCCGTTTTGGCAATACTGTAAAAATCTCGTATTTGCTTCCACGCAAAACTATTGGTACTATCTTCTGTTATGCCCAAATCTTCCGCCTCTACTAAGCTAAAAATTTGGTATGCCTCTCCCGTTGATACGTTAGAGCTTCCCGAAA